TCTGTATCCTCATCGACTTCGGATAATTCAAAATCACCCAATCGAACACCACTCAAGTCTTCTGCATACTCCTCTGCACGAGCATACAATTCAGGGTTCATCTTTTTCACATACTCCATAATTGCAAAGCAATAACTTACGATAGGGTGCTTGATTGAAAATTCTTCATCACTCATTTATATCCTCTTCCATTTTGTCCATTTTAGTTGCGCTTCTATACCCGAACACGAACAACGATCTATTATGGACTGTACCTGTGTAGAACTACGACCGTACAACACCATATCATTTATATCTTTTTCTGCGATGCCATCTTCCCATACGCACACAGTATGCCCACTATTTATTGCGTCTTTTGTTGCTCGTACAATTTCAGCATTACGAGGCTCATTATCCAGGACAACAACAATATCACGGAACCCGCGAGTGACATCTCCGATTTCACTCCCAGCAAAAGCGATCCCATTATCAAGAAAAGCAGAGTCAAACGGGCCTTCAGTAGCATAGACTCTGCGCGAGTAATCAACAGTATCGCCCCCAAAAATCATCCTGCCATCCTTGACAAATTTCACTGTAATGTACCTTATGGAGTTTTTAGAACCACCGATGGCACGACCTTGAACCCCTAATAATTGACCATCTTTATTTCTAAATGGTATGACGATACGTTCGTCATCTGGTAAGGTAGAGTATGTAGGATCGATACCCTTCACCCATGCACCAAATTCTGTTGTGAAATAAAATGTGTACAATTTTGGTATTTTTCTTGATTCCATGTACTTTCGAGCAGCATGAGTTGGTTCTAGATCTGTAATACGGGGCAAATTAATTACTATATTTGGTTTGAATATTTCAATTGGTTCTGTGGAAGAAATAGCCCTAGAACTCTCTCCTTCTTTCCATACTTCTAATGAGTAATCACGACACAATGCTGGTGACAGAATCTCTAATAATTTATATGTTGTATGTCCTGCACCGCAATTATGACATTTGAAAAAGAAATTATTTGCCTTCTTGAAGAAAAATCCTCTGGCCTTCTTCAAGTTCTTTTGAGAGTCACCACAGATAGGACACCGGCAATTCCCCAATACAGCAGTCTTCCACTTGAATCTTTGTAGTTGTGGAGACAACATATTTATGAACTTTTTATCAATGAGAGCACTCACCACTGATATCCTTGGTTCTTGCCCCATTCCAACCAATATCTTGTCATAAGAGCTAAGTTTCCACGAAAGGCCTCTGGCACTGGATCCTCACGACTGATTGCCTTCAACGCCCAGAACCACCAGTCTGGTTTTCTCTCCAGCTCCTTAAGTATCAGAGGGATGGCGTATGGTCCCATCCCAATAATATGTTGATATGCCTTATTCATACACATAGAACTACTCGAATCAAGATCATCCCTTGACCCCCGCCAATCAATCACTAGTTCTTCAAATATTTTAGTAAGATCACTCATTGCATTTTCCAATCTGATGTTCCTTTATTTTTCGGTCCAGAAAATTGTTTCACAAAATCTGTCTTGCTGACACCACTGCCGAACCCTTCCTCATTGGTAATGTTTGCATCTATTAGATTTTCGGATGCTTGTTTTGATACATCATAGAATTTCATCTTTGAATAGTTCAGCCCCAAAATAAATTTCTTGTTGGTGGTTGTGGTGTTGTATCTATTCTTTAGTTGCTTGACCATGATCTGACCGGATTTTTCTAATTCTTCTGTGGTTATTAGTGCAACCATGAAATCAGCCGTATGAGGAAGCCCGAATGATTCTGAAGTATCAGTGAGTTCAACATCGGTGCTACTAAATCCTGCACGATTCACTTGTGTCGCGCTAATCACTGGGATATTTCTTTCCATTGCCAACCCGCGCAATTCCTCTGCAATCGCTTTGATGTAGGTGTAAGAATTAACATTGTTTGAGACCTTGAGTCTCGAAGAAGAGCAGATGTTCAAGTAATCTACAAACAGGATATCTGGAATGAAGCTCTTCTTTAGTTTCAATTCGTCCAGAAGAACTCTAAAATGAGAGACATTCGCAACCGAAGTTGGGTATTCCTTTACTATGAGTTTGCCGGACACCCCTCTGGTATAAGACTCCAGTCGTTTCTTGTACATACTCAACGGAAGGCTTGCGAGATCTTCGAGAGTGATATCCATAATGTTTGCATCGATTCGTTCTGCAATTCGTTCTTCTGCCATTTCTAGTGTGATGTAGAGGACATTTTTGTTCTGCATGAGACAGGCGGCTGCATGGTGGCACATGAACGCGCTTTTTCCAACGCCGGTCCCCGCCAAAATAATGCTCAAGGTTTTGCGGGTAATGCCACCTTTTGTTATGACATTGAACATTTCCAGATCAAAAGGAATCCTGTCCTCTACTCTGTGAAGAAACTCGTATCGTTCCTCATGATTTTCCAATAAATCATGACCGATATTTGTTTGGAAGGACACACCCAATGCCTTAGACAAGATCTCTGGCAACATATTCACGGTTTGTGTTTTATCTTTTCCGTCTATGATGTGGATAGATTCCAGAATTGCATTATAGATTGCCTTGTCCTTACAAAACTTTTCAGTTATCGATAGTAACCATGTCTCATCTTGCTTGGAAGTTTTGGTGGCGCTATCAATTATTTTATTGCAATTAGTTACTTCTTCGTCTGAAAGGGTCTTGTTTTCCTCGACAAAAATTCTCAATGCCTCTTTGGAAGGTATTGCGTTATATTCTTCTATGAATTTCTTAATTCCGCAAAACACACAACGATCACATCTATCCAAAAAATATTCTTCTTGGATGAATGGAATAACCTTTTTGCAGAAGTCTTCATTATTCAGAAGACCCGCAATGACCGTTTTTTCTATTTCACTCATTTACTCCTCGATTGGTTCAGTTACTTCGGCCTTACCGTAACAGAACTCTTTCTTTACAGCAACCTCCAAGAGATCCATTACCTCTTTAGTAAAGAACTTTTCTGGATTCTTGAGGATATGGGATTCAAACACAGTCTTGCCTCCACCGACATCAATCTTTGTGGATACTTTCTTCCATATATCATGTTTGATTGCAATTTCTAACAATCCATAATATGGGTTTAGTCCTGTATCAAAATTCAATTGCACATCCACCATCTTATCCTGTTTGGTATTACGACTCTTGTATGTCTTACAATGAATAATACTGCCCACTACTTCGTTGTCAATTTTATCCTTTTTCTTGCTCAAGAAAATAATTGTGGAGGCAGCATACTTTATTCCTGATCCGCCACCCATTTCCTTTGTTGGAAAAAATGCCCCCACGACATCATAAGTGTGGTTGGTCAAGATTAATGGAATCTTCGCATGACCTAATTTCAAAGTAAGTACACGAAACACTGCCTTGATCATTTGCGCTCTTGTCATATCACGGGTGGACTTGCCTTCTGCTGTATCCGCCATTTCCTTTTCGGTACTCAACATTCCTATTGAATCCAAAACAATCATCATACGAGGCCGAGTTTCTTTATCGTCTTCAAGATATTTGTCCACGACAGAAATGCACTGATGACGAAATTTTTCTACCGTTGCAACAGGCAACACAAGAACTCGATCTGTGTCGATACCTCTGCTCTCCAACATCGAGGTGGTGATTGCTTGTTCGGTATCAAAATACACCACCATTGCAGTCTTATTTGCGGATAAAAATTCATGAACCACACTCAATGCGAACCAGGTTTTCCCCGTTGCCTCGGCACCAGCAAGAGCAATGATCTTGTTGTCTGGAATACCACCATACAAAGAACCACTCACCAGTGCATTGAAGGCATACGACCCCGTTGGAATATAACTCCCTGTGTCACTTCCTTCCATCCCGTCGGATGCAATACTACCATATTCATTTCCCGATGCCTTTAAAATATCTTTTAGATTCATTATTTGCCTTTCTAATTTTGTCTATCGTTTCCATCTCTTCAATGAGAGACACTAGTGTATCAGTAGTTGTCGATTTGTCAAGCAATAACTCTTTGACTTTTATTTGAAGAGACTCTTTCTTATCTTCTAAAAGCCTTGTAATATATTGTCTGTGTGAAGATTCTTGAATCAAGGTTGTACGAGTCTCAGTGCAGGTGCCTTCGGAACAATAAGTTTAGAAAAAACACTCTTATATTCTGCTATCAGACCATCAATTGGTTCTGCCACAAACAATACTGCATCTACTGGAACCATAAAAACTTGGTCTTCCTTTGCAGTCTGCATCCAAGGAATAAGGGCAATACTTGACCCTCTCCCATCCTTTGTGGGCACAGGAATCAAAAGGCATGGATTTTTGAGACCATACGCAACCACTTCCTCGTTTGCACCAAATTTTGATGTTTGTAGTTCTGCAACTACTTCTTCCCCACTACGCATTTTGTATATACGAACACTCATTATGAATCTCCTTTGATGTAGTTATGATGATACTGAAAAAACTAATTTGTGTAATCAATACTTTACGAAAATAAAGATGTCAGGGTTGTACGATGTTCTGGAATCCATCCAACAGCAGCCGTAATTTTTGTGAGTGGATCCATGAAGGATTTCGTAAACTGCATATCATAGTCTATGTATTTTCCAAGGTCAAATTCCTTCGGAAGAGTCACAGGAAACCCAATCACGGTTGTATGGAAAGGATTTGGTTCTTTCAAATATGCAAATTTTATCTTTTCGCCTTCACCTATGATTCTATATTTTTTATGCAGACCTAATTTTCTAACATATGAATTATAAATGAGTGCTGCCTTTACTGCAATCGGAGTTCCCTTTGAGTAAATACTTTTGACATCCGAATATGATTTTAGGTTGGATACAGATCGTGGGAACGAAATGTCTTCTATGGCAAAATTCCTAAATTCCTTTTTGAACTTCACAACATATTTTTGAAGATCGTCTTCGGTCTGAGTCAGGATCATATGCACCGCAGTCTTTAGAGACTTCCGAACAATGGCAGGAGTAGACGAACGACTTGTTTCTATTCCTGTGATTTTGATCTTGGGTTCTTTGTATCGGACACCTTCGGAATCCCATACAGACAACATATATCTCTTCTTTGCAGTCCATACACCCTTTTGTGCGATGACTTCTCGACCCATGACCATCTTATTTTCATATGCGTTGGTTCGGTTTGCAAGTTTGACAAACTCCTTTGCTATGAATGGTTCCAACACTCGTTGTGAGAACTTGTCCAAGAATTCAACAATGGCTTCGGGAGTTTTCTCCCCAGCAAATGTCTGTTCTACCACAGAACCTAACCGCAGATACACCGAATCAGTATCCGAAGCAATAACATAATCAATGGCATCTGTTTTCAGTATCTTGTTCAGAAATTTATTCAATGCATTACCTATCCATTGAATACTCAATTGTCCTGATAGAGTGATCGCCTCTGCGAGGGCTACATCGAAAAATCTAAAATATTCACTTCCTTATCCTACAGCGCCATAACAAGAATTCAGCTGGATTTTTAGTGCCAGTTGAAAATTATGATATTTTGAAATATCATACTGTATCTTGTTACGGTGCTGTAGCAATTCCTCATTAGTAAATTTGCTCAAATCTTCTTGCATAACCAACCCTTTGCCTTTCCTTTGCTTAATTTTCTATTTTGATTACTACTAACCCATATCGAGACAAATGGGAGGTGGTGTTCTTTGCAGAATTCTCCCAGACGATTTGTATTATAACAGATTCCTTCGGGTGAAACAAGAGAATAATAAGAAGATAATTTGTCCCGCATCTTTTCTTTATTTTTAGACCAATATTCTTTAGACCGCTCTCTCATACGACTTAATTCCTCTGGTGGTCTTTTGCTACCATACTTATACAAGTTAACCTTGTATATTTCTACATTAGCCAACGTGGCCTTTTCTAAATTTCTAATAGCAATTTTGGCATAAAACTTTTTATTCTTGTCTTTTGTTTGTTTTACTCTTGCCATGTTTAGTGCCTTCGCATCTGAATCGCATCGCATAACATTCTTATCTCCGCAATTCATCTTATTATCATTTATGAAATGGAATCCACCACGGCCACCATTATTTAAATTGTAACAGAGTGGATCACCCAACACTTTTTCTATTTCTAATTTCTCTATTTCGTACATTTCTTCTAAATTTTTCGCCTCGGCCAAAATCTCTCTTCTGAATAATTTTTTACCATATTTTTTAATTGCTTTTTTTAATGTAATGCCGGAACCAAGATACTCGTCAAGTTTGTCACTCGTCGTATGAGCACCTATATAAAATTTGCCATTTTTCAAATTTACTGTTTTATAGACAAGAAAATATAGAGAAGGTGTCATGTGCTATTGGTATATAGCATTTCAGGAATTTACACACTCTCCTGCAATCAAATGATGGATCGTTTTTTCAATTCATCATCAATCTCCTCTAATTTCTTTTTGGCCTCAAGCATCAATCTCTTAAATTTCTTCCGTTCTTCGTACATGGTCTCCATTAATTTTGGCAGAAACCCTTGTTGGGTTTTAGAAAACGCAACACCATTTCCTGCAACACAGACTTCATGTTGCTTGGCAAGTCCTGCATAAGCCATTGCATCTGCCGATAGATTCAATACTTGTTCAGGAGTAATTGCCCCTCTATGGAATAACTTATTTGCGGATTGTGTTTCTGGTGATATATTGTACTGCTGTATTAAATGTGGATACAATGAAGCCAAATCATATGACACCACCCAATCATGAATTCCTACTATTGGTTCTTTGACATATGCCCCTGCGAACATTTCTTCCTTTGAGTTGTGTGTCTTTTGTGGCACGACGATGCCCCTACTCATAAGGTGATGGTGAATAATTGCATCCCAGGCACGAACTTGGGAGAATACATCCTCAAAATTTATATGTGCAGAGTATGCCATTGCGACACACAATTCTGTTAGTTTTAGTTTTTCTTCCAATTTCTGCACAAGTACAACATCTCGTACATTATATTCCATGAATCTTTGGAAATCATTCGTATAGAACTCTAATAGGGTTTCGTATTTACCATACGACAACTTTTCTTCCCCTAACTCCACAGAGCAGATGTGGTTGAGTGCATACGATTCTTGAGTTACATATGTGAATTTTTGATACATCTCCATGTAATCCATCGTCGCAATGCCATCAATGGAATACACAGTATGATCACGCCCCATTCTGTTCACAACCTTCTCGCGGACTTTTCCCCACGGCGAAAGTGCCGAACCCCAACCGTCTTCTAATCGGTTCATCCTTGCAACCAAATATGGAATATCAAAGAATCTAATATTCCACCCCGTAACAATATCAGGATCTTCCTTTTTCCATATCGCAACAAATGCTTCTAACAATTCAGTCTCGTCGGTATATGGTATTGCATGAACCCCTGGAACAGTAAACTCACCCAACCCCAAAACATAAGTTTGTCCTTTGTTTGTGGAGATGGTAATAGCGATCACCTTCTCATTAGGGGAAGTAATACTAGGAAACCCGGACTCACAGGTTGTCTCGATATCAATCGTGACGATTTTCAATAGGTCAAAATCATAATGAACTTCTGCCGGAAACTCATTATACAGATATTGGTATATGTAAGTGGTATTACCGTATATCTCATAGTTATTTACCCCCTTATACATCTCAATAAACTTATTTGCTTCGTATACAGTATCGAACGGCATTTCTTCTACAAATTTGCCATGAATGGTTTTGAATTTGGTTGGTTTATTTGATGGGACATACAGGCAGGGAGAGAATGGAATCTGTCTCTGGACTCTGGATCCTTTATCATAACCACGGTGCAGTACATTTTTCCCGCGCAGGCATATGTTTGTATAAAAGTTCATTTGTTTGGTTCGTAAATTATTACTCGTACATTTGTGAGTGGTTCTAGTGCCTTTTCAATTAGCGGCTTCACATCTGTCCATTTCAATCCTCCGAGACCACAACCAAGTGCCGGAATGGCAATAGACCGAATGTTTTTTTCCATGATCACTTTCACTAGTGCCTCTAGTCCAGATTCGATGTCTTCTATTCTACTATTGTCTCTCCAGTGTCGCTTGGTGGGGAAGTTGATAATGTATCGCGATGGTATCAGCTTCTTGGTCTCAAAGACGAGCATCAATCCAGGCTGTACATTACCCAATCTACACTCCTTGATATAAAGCATGAAGTTATCAGTAAATGCAGTCTTGAATTGCAGAGCAATACCTTTTCCCATCACACCCACACAATTTACTGTGTTGACCAATGCTTCAGCATCGTCCTGTAGGATATCACCATTTTTGTATTCAATCATTATTATTGTTCACCTAAAACCAAACATAATATGAGACAATATATCCTAGAACAACTCCCACAATAGTCATCACAGCAAGTAATAAATATTTTTCCAAATCTGATTTTTTCATCCTATAAACTCCTGTTTAGAGCTTTCTATTCTTTGTTCTGCAATTGTAACATAGTTTTGATCTATGTCAATCCCTAAAAAATTACGATTCAACCTGACAGACACCACCCCTGTTGTCCCCGATCCGACAAACGGATCTAAAACTAAATCATTTTCGACAGTCGATAATAATACACAATTTTCCACCAATTGTTCTGGAAACGGGGCTGGATGATCTTTTTGTTTGCCTGGGGATATGTTCCACACTTCCCCACAATAATTTGGATTTATTTTATCACGGCACACCTTTGGTTTGTCCTTACATAACCAATAAATGTGTTCTGTGCAAGGAACTAAAATATCATTTCTAATATTAGGAGAGTTTTTTCTATTCCAAATTATTAATTGATATAGTTTTGCCTTTGATCTGCCTATGAAGTCTGTTGGCAGAAAACACCTATTATCGAATCGTCTTGGTTTATGGTTAAAAAATATACTGCCGTTTGGTTTTATGATCCTATGCATCTCGTCTAACAACAAAACCATCCAATCTTGATACTCTGCTTCTGGCATATTGTCGTGATATGACCCGTAATCTATCCGAAACTTGTCCCAAATCTGATTTCCTATTTTTGTTTTTTTGCCTGCAATACCAGATTTGTTGTAGGGAGGAGAAGTGATAATCGTATCCACATGACAATCTGGTAGTTGTTTCATGGCATCTAATGCATCTGCCACCTGAAGCGTGTAGGTCATCCTATAAACTCCTGTAGTGTGGCTGGGATATCATCACGGATTCGAGCTTCTGCAATCTTGATGTACTCTTGATTCAGTTCTGTTCCAATGTAGGATCTGCCATTCTCTAATGCAACCACGGCAGTCGTACCACTACCTGTGAAGGGATCAAAGACTGTGCAGGGAACAATTTCTGCATTCTCGCAAGAGCAGGAAGCATTCCACCCTAAAGTGTTATTGCAGCAAACTGGCCCTCTTCGTATGTCTTTGGTTTCTCCCCCACCTTGAAGATTTTTGCCATTCTTTCCAATTGGTGAATTCCCACTTTTTCCAGAACCACTTTCAAATGTTCTGGTGGTTTCAATTTCTCGTTCATACGGACTACCACATTTACTACAGCATCCTTTCTCACTTGTGCCCGCAAGCACACACGGCAGTATGAGATCCTTTGGATAGGTGGCAAAGTGTGCTCCTTTGAATGGCTTTGTGTTCACCGTCCACACAGATCGTTTATTTCTAACAGGAACCCCATTCACAAATATCCATCGTTCATGTGGGGTGGCGGCAAAGGATTGTGTACTTTGCCCTGGAACTTTAAAATCTTTATATTTTGGGCTACCTTTCAGGAGAGTATCCTTCCTGCCATCATAACCAGTTGCCACTTCTTTGATTGCGACGTGATCGTAATAATACTTTGGTTGCTTGCTCAATAAAAATATGTACTCATGTGCCTTGGTAGATCTGTCCGTCACGGATTCTGGCATCGGATTTGGTTTACTGTTGTGTGATAGTATCCCACTCGCTAATGCAAATACATGAGGATCATCCTCTACACCGATATCATATAGGTGGCGACATCGCGCCTTGTGAATCTCGACAACCTCATTCTGATCTTTGATGTTGTGGTGATTGCTTTCTTCAAATCGAATCTCTCCGCGAAATGAAGGAAATATCCTATCACCCATTGATGCAGTTGACAATTTCAATGTCATCTTAAATCCGAGTCTCGCGGCGAGAGTTCGTAGGTCTCGCTCCAGGTTGTAGTTGCGAGTGAATCCTAATCGCCAACGTTTGTTATTCGCATCCCAACAACCATCACCAGAAAGATAACCGTCCAATATTGAACGTAAAAAGGAATTACTGTATTGCCACACGACTGTTGCAAGCCCTTTGTTCTTTGCTATGTATCCACCAACCAGTTCGTCAATTATCGCATTCAGGACCTTGCCGTACAATCGAATGTTCATACAGTTGCCACTAACGGTGTGAGTCGCCGACCCACCGAATTTCTTAGCGACTGCCTGAAGTCGTACCCATCGCGCCGTTTCTTTGGCATGCCCTGCGATTTGGATTGTATCTCCCGACCGCGATCCCTCCGCTAGATACAACCCCGCAAGCCATGCGGCATCCTCGTCTAAGGCACAGTCTTTCGTGATTGTCGGTTCGGGTAGGCAGCAGTGATCGAGAATGTCCCCCAGTTTGATTTCGGACACAGTTACTAATCCGCGGTGCGTCGGGAATTGATGTGTTGGGGTACAAGATATTCGTTCGCCGCTTCGCAACACGATTTCAAGTTCGTCACCGCGGCGCTTCGATTTTGAAGTTCCGAGCACGCGAGTCCACTTGGTTCCATTCCAAAGTTGCACGGTATTCGGTTTCATCCGTGCCAGTTCACTCACCGTGATGGGTCTATCACCTTTCTGCGTGCGAGCATAAACCCACGTTCCACCCGAAAGGCACCAAATGATGTCCTGACGCAAGTACCATCCGTCTGCCTGTAGTGCAAATGCAACCCGCCAAGGGATACCAATGAGATCTTTTCCTTTAATGTTGTATTCTCCACCACGACAACCCTTACGATCTTCATATCGGTCGGCATTCTTAGTGTGGAGAGACTTCTTGCCCTTGTTGTGGTCCTTATCAAGAAATGCATTGATGTAACATCCGTTGCTTGCATATGAGTCGCCAAGATTCAACCACACAGTCCCATCATCCCTCAAGATACGGCGGACTTCTCGAAACACTTCTACCATCTTCTTGACATATGATTCAGGAGATTCCTCGCATCCAATTTCTTCGGTGCCTCCGTCATAATTTCTTAACCCGTAATAAGGGGGCGAAGTAATACAAGTCTGGACACAACCGTCCGGCAATGTCTTCATGCCTGCAATACAGTCCCCGGCAATTATTTTATGGGTTGGTATCATTTGATTCCAATAAGTCTTGCAGCGTATCTGGAATCTCTTCACGAATACGATCCTCGGCAATCTTCATGTAATCTGGATTCAGTTCGGTTCCAATAAAGTTTCGACCGTTCTCTAATGCAACGATGGCAGTCGTACCACTGCCTGTGAAGGGATCAAACACCGTACCACCCTTTGGACATCCTGCAAGAACACAAGGCAGGATAAGGTCTTTTGGGTAGGTTGCTCGGTGTGCTCCTTTGAAAGGTCGAGTATTCACAATCCACACAGATCGTTTGTTGCGTTTTCCATCTTCCTTCCAGTCCCTAAAGTTATTCCTATCAATCCCCATTCGCAATCCCGGGTTTTTTCTTTTGGCGGTTTTGGGTTTGATTGGGGTTACTGCATCTTCTCTGATGATATCGTGATCAAAATAATAATCAGGTTCTTTGCTCAACAAAAAGATGTACTCATGTGCCTTACTACAACGATCCGTAACACTTTCTGGTAGGGGATTCGGTTTGTACCAAATAATATCTTGTCGCAAATACCATCCGTCTGCCTGGAGTGCCATTGCAACTCGCCAAGGGATACCAATAAGATCTTTGTGCTTCAGACCATTTTGTCTTGCTCCTACTTTTCCGCTCTGTGATACTCCTGCAAGATCGGACGGATATTTTATTCCGCCATAATTTGGTGTATTCGCGCCCATCTTGAGTCTCTGTTGCATACCGCCACTTGTCGTAGCATAAGAGTCACCAATATTCAACCACACAGTTCCATCGTCCCTCAAGATGCGACGAACTTCACGAAACACTTCTACCATTTTTGCAACAAATGCATCAGGCGAATTCTCACACCCAATTTCGTCAGAACCACCGTCATATGAGCGCAACCCGTAATAAGGGGGCGAAGTGATGCAAGTCTGTACACAACCATCGGGCAAGGTCTTCATACCTTCAATACAGTCGCCTAGAATTATTCTGTGACTACATTTCATAATAAAATACTCCGTTTATTCGGGTTCTTCGTCCTCGGTTATTGTATCACACTACAGGATGATTGTCAAGCAGGTAATGTAACAGTTTTTGGATAATTCCCATTGAATTTCTCCCACGGCGACTGGACCGGCGGCGTTGGGGTAGTTTCATAATATTTGAAACTATCGGGAATACTTATGTTCCCATTTTTTTCTGTCACGGTATCTAATTTTGGTTCATCGTCATCGAAGTCGAACTTCCTCGGTTTAACAGTCTCGATTGGTTTGGGTTGTTTGCTCTTTGTAAACGCCGAGAACAACACACAATAATTAATGATGTCGAGTATTGCATCTTCGTATCCTTCGTTTGATACGAGAAGTTTACCATCTGCTGTGAAGGTGCTCAATCTGGATAATTTGTCTGTGATACGTACAAGCATGCCAACTTGTGTAGAACAGATTCCCATTGCTTCACATCTTTCGAAATTAGCAAAAGGAGTAGTTCCACTGCTGCCTGCATAGTCGTTGTTTTTCACTTCCATCAACTTCAATGCTTTGCCAGATAATTCTTTATGGTGTTCAAATAATTCAGCTCTGTTCATAATATTTCCTTCAAGTTCCTGTAGATCCAAATCCGCCCACCCGTGTAGTGTTTCGTTCAGGGGGTGAGTGTACCTGAACGATTTGTGTCGCACAACACTCGACTAATTCTGCCTGACAAATTCTCATCCCATCTTCTATCTTAAAATCCCCAACATCGTTGTTGTTTGTGACAGCAATAATTAGTTCGTGTGTGTAATCGTGGTCTATTATACCCTCGCCGTTACTTAATACAATCCCATACTTTACAGCAAGACCACTGCGCGCATGGAGTCTGAC